GTCTATCAGGTTGGATTTCCCTGTATCTTGTTACTGCACGTTCTATCGCTTCCCATTTACTTTCTGCAAGCACTTGGAAGTGATGGGTTGCTGTACCACAATTTGTGGTATAAGTAACCTCTAATCGATAAACTTTCTTGTCTGCCATAGTAATTATTTAAAGAAAAAAGGGGAAGCTATCCCCTTATGCGGTAGGCAATTTACGATATACGATTATTCGTGTTACCTATGTTCTTTAGTGGTATGGCATCAATGAGCTCGCCATTAAGCGCATATATACGCTTAACGTGCTTATTGTTGCTATACCTTACTATGGCAGTAATTACCCAATTACCATCCATCTTCACTGTCTTAATTTCAAGTGTCTTCATATGATTTAAATTAAATTAATTAAAAAAATAAAGGGATAATAATCAATGAGTTATGCATCATTACTTAAAGCAAAGGATTATGTTGAGATTGGTTGGTCTCTGAGTAGTACCACTATGTGAGTAGTACAGCTCCTGTTGTTCTCCTCCTCCTCTGTGTGTGATGATAGTAACTAATCTTACAGAGACAAAGAGAAATTATGTGGAGATTGGATGTCCCCACATAACTTGCATTGGTTAGTTCTTTATGAGCATAGGAGCTAGCATGCATGCCCAAAATCCTGTTGATGCTAGAATTGAGTGGTACACGTGTACACCCATTGACATCAACACACCCATTGCTACACCTAGTGTAGCTGTGGCTATTACATAGCCTAATACTTGTTTCTTCATATCTACTTATTTAAAAAGAAAGAGGGTATGTAACCCTCTAATCTTTATGCTTGCTGAAAGCATTTGTGTTTGAAGTAAGATATCTTCTTTACAGTACCATCTTCTTGAGGTATGTCTTCAGATATTCTCTCACTAAAAGCATACAATATAGCATTCTTGTGTAGAGAGGTCATTGACACCTTACCTAGAATATATTGAAATGCTTGTGAGCCACCAGGCTGTACAAGAACAGCGTTTTCACTACGCGCAATCTCGTGCATGTCTTTAGCATGCAGTAGTAGATCGTCGTAGTTATCACTGCAGTTGTTCAAGAACTCCTGTGTTGAAGGGTAGATATCACTAAGATATACTAAGTTACCCTCCATTCCCCATGCAGACTTAAGTTCTGCTAACTGCTCAGCACTTGGGGTATGTACTGAGCACCAAATGAATTTTTTCATAGTAATTATTTAAAGAAAGAAAGGGACTTACGTCCCCTTCAATTACTTCTCGATGTGCCCATCAATCCAATCTTGCATATCCCACAACGTAAGGTCTGACTGCAAGAACTTCTCAAGGAAGTTATTGTGTTCAGCAATACGTCTCATGATGAATACATCATCGATAAACTCCCAACGTCTTAGCTGTATCATAGCAACCTTATACATCTCACTCGTTGGGCTTATGTTACCTGAATAGTAATCAGGTCCATCGTTGGATGTAACAATGTTGGCAGATATACGCCACACAGATCCTGTTGGCATCCTTGAGTCTATATGTATACCAATGTCTACTACACTACCATCTTTCAATGTGTAGTTAGGTAGTATTGGATAACAATAGTCCCAATTAGGATGATACGGATAGGCTAGGTGATTGTAGTTGTCTTCAATCTTACCTGCCACATTGCGTAGTTTCCACAATCCCTCATTGATATGAGGATAGCACTCCACCAACTTATCCATACACTTACGGATAGTCTTCTTTGTAAATGACTTTTTCATAATAATTATTTAAAAAAATAAGGGGATTGCTCCCCTCATTCATTACAAATCAATCGCAAGATATACTTCGCTTAATGTATTTAAGTTAATTGTCTTAGTAATAACACTTTTGTAAGTGTCCTCATCAATTTTGTTTATTACTACGACAAACAAAGAGTAGTCTTTGTACATAAACTTTTCATTAAAATACCAAAGTACAGTACCAGTATCATCATACCCGTTATCAAAGAACAATCCTTTAGGTGATGTACCTTCAATCCATAGTCTATCAAATTGAGTGTCATCATAGTCTTTCTGAGTTCGCATATCAAAACGGTTGTGTAGTAAGAACAGCCTCACTTCATGTTTTGGATTCACAAGATTCGCTACTTGATACTTCTCAATGATGGCTCTAACAGTGTTGATTGCTGTTACTTCCTGCGCATTTTCTAAATAAGTTTTCATGACTAATTGTTTTTAATTAATACTTATTTAAAAAAATAAAGGGATTTCTCCCTTCATTTCTACATGTTACTCCATATCCATTTCTTTACGTCTAGTTATTTCATCTTGTATGAGTATGTTAAGTTCATCTAACTTAGACAGTTCATACATGAGTTCTGATCTACTTGATTCGATCTCTAGTAGTCTGTTGTACAGCTTATCCATTTCTTCTTGTGTTACGAACTCATAGTTCAACAGTTCTTCTGCAGGCAGACCTTGGATTTGTTCTTTTGTCATGATTACATGGTTTTAATTAATAATTATTTAAGAATAAAAAGGGACACGTCACTATGATAGTAACGTATCCCTGTAGGGTTAGAATGGCAGTAGCGCAGCTATGTCATCAGGTCCAAGGTATGGTGGCAACTCAACGTTGTTCACAAGCCTCTCATGCTTGAACCACTCTTGCACAACATCTTCATTTAGCCATTGCTCAACGATGTTACGTTGTGTATCACTACATCTACCATTGTGCACTATGTGCATTTGCTGTATGATGTAGCGTGAGCCATCATAATTTGGCTGTATAGCTAGGCTAAATGGCTTATCACCAAAGGTGCAGTGGAAGTGGAAGACGTTACGATTCTTAGCACTGTCAAGGTAGTTGTAGATACAATGGTTCATTATACTACCTTCATTCCACAAGCGCTTATTATCAGCAATCAACTCCATGCCTGGCATCAGTGGACAAGGCTGAGAGTATGGATACTCTATCAACTCCATTAACATGAGATGCTTCTCACGTACAAGACGCGATAGCTTAGTATGTTCAGCCTTAAGTCTGGCTACTGACCATGTGTGGTCTATCTTCACATTTAGCTGATGACATTCCATAGTGATGTCAGGGCAATGCATGAATTGTCTCCACTCATAAGGCATTTTACCATTGTTGTGAACATACTGTATTAATCTTTCAGGATTAACATCAGTAGCGCATGCTTGCAACAGCTCATCTAGTACACTACCGTATTCACCATTGACATAGGTATCTAACAATATGTTAGTATACTTAGCCAACTTGAGGTGACGATACTTACCTGAGTAAGTAAGGTAGTGTTTCATCAGTTGCTTAGGGTTGGTAACCTTGCCTTTGATGACACGTGTGAACGACGCAGGAGTGAGCAGTGACAACAATGGATAGTAACCATTTTTGCCATATGCTAGCAACCACTCACAGCCTAGCTCTTTCACTATAGCTACCATAGCATCAGTATAGATACTTGCCATCGTGAAGCCTTTCCACATCTTAACACCATCAGGTGTGATGTGCATGCCACCCGCTAAGCTTTGCTTTGTGAATACCTTACCTGATGTATTGTTCATCATCAGCTTGTGGCTATTCACTGCGTAAGTGATGCTGTTATCATCATTCACACGTGCAGTGATCGTAGTGAATGAACCTTTGTGTAGGTAGTTCACAACGTCCTTGGCAAAGAACTTGAATCTTTGCACGTCTGCAGGTAGTTGTTGAACAGCTTTAACTTGGTCGATGTAGTGCTGACCTTGCACATAAAGTAACTTCTTCATGACTATATGAATTAGTTGAGTAGACAGTGATTCTATCAAGGCAATCACACATTCCTTAAAAAAACAAAGGGACAAATGTCCCCTTGCTTTGCTGTGTGATGCATGATAGTAACCTATCAGAATGGCAGGTCATCATCATCATCTGTGGTATCATCAGTTGGGTTACATAACTTATTGTATGTAGCATCACTGATAAAGCCATATCTACGAAGCGTGTCTGCATCAAGGTGATCAACACAACCATCGCAGAATAGCTGATGAGCATATGCTACGCATGTGCCATAAGTTCCACCCTCATCACTGTAGTCTACATCCCAGATACCAAGTACAGTTGTGTCCATTTCTTGACAGCAAATGCACTTACCTGATAGGTGAAGATCCATTTGGTGAGAGTCTAGTAGTGTTATCACATCCTTGATGTGTTCTACACTTTGACCTTGAGCGTTAGCTCTGCTGATGAACTCTTGTATCATCATAGTAAACGTTGGCGATTTAACCTATACCATCTAGCCAAAGGTTGTTATTTAAAAAGAAAAAGGGACTGTCGCCCCTCTTGTGTGTCATCTCTTCACTGTATCAGTGCAATGACAGTTGCCTAAGTAAATCATCGACTTACATACAGGACATTTTTCGAAATACTTAAATGTATAACCCATAATATATTTATTTAAAAACAAAAAGGGACGAAGTATAATACCCTTATATAACAAAACTTGCGTCATACATAGATAAGAAAGACGACAGCTCGCACGCAGTGCACAGATAGATTGAATGATGATTGAGTGTAGCACATCAAAAGATTATGAAGAGATCATGTTAAGCCCATCATGCAAACTTCCACAGCCGAAGGCTGTGCTTTTCTTCCAGTAAAATCATAGCAAGCTTGCCACTTCATGGGGGGTAGCCCCAAGCTGCTGAGCTGGCGGGGCTGGCTGCTGTAGGGCCCCCACCCACACTCTAATACACTAAAAATGCATATACCCATGACCTACACTCTTACATAATGTGTGTCTAAAAAGGCGTATATTTGGGGTATGGCATATCTTAATTCTAATGTTCCTACGATTACTTGTTTTATAAGGAATCAGTTTTTGTATAACCATGAGAAGGGTCATGGGGAGTTTACTTTAGCTGATGTACATGCGGTTGCTTCTATACAGAAGAGGGTACCTCTCTTTGAGGCATTCTTAGAGAATGGTGTCAACTGGACTCGTAGGCCTATCCATGCTTTCTGTTGGAAGAAGGATGCTGAGGTGTTACCTCTTACTGAGCATGTGTACTGGGATTGTTTTTCTTCTTATATAGATGTACATGTACGAGAGAGGTTAGCGGGTAAGCAAGCAGATCTTATTTCTATTACTGGAGTAAAGAGGCAAGGTATTTATATGTTTACTCTTGATTGGTCTCATGAGAATCGTAATATGTTAGACACTAATTTCTCTGAGACGCCAGAGCATAAGTGCGGGCATGTGTTTAAGATGGACAATGGTAATTACTTTATCTATCCTAACAATAGGATTATCTGGTCAGATAAGGCGTGGACCTTTAACAGGATAGAGTCAAATCCTGGTTATAAAATTGATATGAATGTTTATTCTGTAGAGAATGATATGGGGTATCAGACAGATTATAGCTACATGACTGAATTTACTGAAGAATAATTTGTATATTATAAGAAAGGATATATTATGGCAAAGGTTAAAGAAGCATCTAGTAAGAAGCTGTTTAGGGTGAAGGTATCACGACCAGGTGTACATGCTAAGACAAAGACGTCTAAGCTTAAATCGAGTAAGAATTATAAAAAAGCGTATCGCGCACAGGGGAGATGAGGAAGTTAGGATTAATAGGGGGGATAGTTTTTATAATGGTATCTTGTAAGACAAGTTCACATAAATGTGATGCATATGGTGATGTTGATATAGATGACATCCATAAGATTAATATAGAGTCACAAAAAAAATACTGTAGTTATGTAATTGTCAAATAATTTTTTTTACATTTGACAAGCTTTCCTTTCATAAATGATTTGAAGTTCATAGTGGTTATGATGAAACTCCCAGCACCAACTGGGAGTTTTGTTTTATATTTGCCTTATGAAAAGATTTGACATTAAGAAACATGTTGACAGTATCAAAAAGCTTAAAGCTGTAAAGAAGCTTACACTTAAAGAGAAAGTAGGGCTTTACAATAAATCTAATTCCAGAGGTTGTAACTGTTAGATAAATATTTTATATTTGCTTATGGAAAAGACAGTAATATTGCAGGTAGCACTAAACGAGAATGATTCATTAGAGATACAGGTAGGTGGTGCTAATAAGTTTCCACCACTTATGCTGGTAGGTATTTTAGAACAAGTAAAGATGCAGATTCTTACTGATATGGATAATCTTAGTAATGACGATCCAACTCCTAAGCAGTATGATGCGTAAATATGTTAAGAAACCTGTAGAGATAGAGGCTCTGCAGTGGACGGGTGATAACGTAACTGAGATTTTATCTTTTGCAACAGCATGTTTTAGCTATGAAAAGAATGGTGCTCGTGTATTAGCCGTAGCTACACTGGAAGGTACTATGACTGCATCAGTAGGTGATTATATCATAAAGGGAGTACAGGGTGAGTTCTATCCGTGTAAACCTGAGATATTTGATCTTACATATGAAGAAGTAACTGAATAAACCAACATATGAAAGAAGTAAAAATGAAACCATTTGGAGAGGACCTATTTAACATTGATACCACAATAGAGAATCCAACAGATGTAGAGCAAGTAAAGATTATCTTTGCTGAACTTGCAGAGCGAGTAAAAAAGAATTATGAAGAAGAAAGATCGCCAGTGAAGAGTCTGCTTTTTGATCATGCTATTGGCGAACTCATCAATGCGCAGATGTCAGTTGTAAAACTGATAACTTATAAACCATAAATTGTAAAACTGATATTAGGTAAGACATCCCTAGGATATTTTCCTGGGGATTTTGTTTTTCAATAACTTTTTTGTATATTATATATGTACGTTTATTTTTATAACATTAAAAACTTAAAACAATGTGGAATAATATTTCAAACTTCGCAGCCATTATTGCTAATAGAATGGTGCGTACCAAGCTTAATGATCTTGATCTATTACCATTAGGTGCACGTGATGAAAGCTACGATGGTAATTATAGAGATGCTGCTATTAAACCAAAAGATCTTGTAAATGCTGCGGATGTACAGAATACTGCACATTATGAATTAGATATTAGTGTTTTTCCTTTTACTGTTACAGTGAATACTACTAAGGGAATTATTGATATCATTAATACAAATGTAGGTGGTGGACCAGTTGAAAACTTTGGTGCACCTTATGTGTTTTACATTGATAATCCTGAGCTCGATTTAACTGTTGGCAACAGAGATAATGTATATCTACAGTATTCTGTATACTATTCTCAAGCTGCTGATGACAATGCAATTCCTTATCTTGTTTCAACAGGATTGGATCCTAATGGAGTAGGATTTAGCTTGTATAATGCTAATCCTTTGGCCGCAGATACAAATAACTGGGAAGGCGCGTTATATGTTTATTATGAACTTTACACAATTTAATTATGGCAACTAAAAAGAAAACAGAAGAAGTAGTAGAAGTTAAAGTAAAAAAGACATCTACTAAAAAAGCTAAGGTTGAAAAACCAGTAGTATTAGTTAATGGAACAGGTAAAACCTGGGCTCAATTAGAAGCTGAGCACGCAAATAAATAAAGATCATGTGGAATAATATATCAAATCTAAGGGCAATTATTGCAGGAAAACGACTTAGAAAGCAACTTGCTAATAAAGATCTAATCATTGTAGGTATTAAGGATGATAACTATGATGGCGGTTATTCAGATGGTGCTATTACTGTAGAAGACTTAGCAACTAATTTAGCTACTGATAGACTAGTTGCTGGCGATAGAGAAGTTGTACTAGCTGATGCTGGTGGCGTTGCAGAATTAACATTTGATGCAGGTGCGGCAGTAATACAGACATCAAGTCCAAACTCTGACTTATATATCAGAACACTAGCTGGAGATGATATTATTCTTCAATCAGGAGATGATATTAGACTTGAAGGTGATCAAGGTACTTTTGACCAAGAATTTGAAGGTGGAGATATAAGGCTTTCTGCAGGAAACGGTTCAGATGGTAATGCAGCTAATGCAGGTGATGGAGGAGATATTGTAATTACAGCAGGTATTGGTGGTACCAGTGTTTCTGGCATTAATGGAGAAGGAGGTTATGTAACTATTGAAGCTGGTTATACACCACGTACAGGAATAGCAGGACCTGATGTATATATTCGTGGGGGTAGTAGTGCAAGTGGTATTTCTGGTAATGTTGCAATACTTGGAATAGTTAATAGTTGGAACTTTGCCTTAAACGAGGGTTTTATAGCACATCCAGTAGTAGTATTAAATGTGCTTCCAAGTCCAGGGTTTCCTGGAGCAACAGCTATTATTAGTGATTCTACTGTTCCTGCATTAGGTAACTTTGGTGTTATTGCTACAGGTGGTGGTACTAATATAGTACCTGTATTTTCAGATGGTAATAATTGGTTTATAGGATAAATAATAACGACTAATTAGCTAAAAACAAATAGATATGTCAATAGGTAATTTAAGAGATCAGGGTAATCAATCAAAGAACTTTCCTTGGCAGTTAAAAATGTTGCTAGGCCTGCAGGCTATTGCAAATGCGTTAACAGGTACAACTACAGGTCAAGTTAGAACTCCAGGTATTGTAAGAGTAACAGGTGGCTATTCAAATCCAGTTAAAGTGTACAGCTTTTCTGTAGCTAATGTTGGTACTGGAAATGGTACAGTTATGGGTGCAACAATCAAGCCAGGTGAAATAGTAAACTTTGATGCTGGTGTACTAAACAACTATTTTGCAGCAGGTACATTAACAGCAAATGGTACAGGAACAGAATTATTAGTTTCTTATATAATAGACTAATGGGTACAATTATTACATCCTCATCTGGATCAAGTAATTCCAATATACTCACTAACCTACCTATGCTTGCAGATGCATTTGGCAGGTTAAGAGTATCTACACCATTAACATTATTTGATTCTTCTCATAGATACAAAGACAATGGTCTTTGGGCTACAGCTGCAACTGGTGGAGGTACAGCAGTATTTAGTCCTAATGAAGGATTAGTAAATATGAATGTAGATACTTCTATCGGAAGTAGAGTAGTAAGAGAAACAACTAAAGTATTTTCATACCAACCAGGTAAATCATTACTTGTACTGAATACATTTGTGATGGCTCCTGCACAAAATAATCTTAGACAAAGAGTAGGTTATTTTGGTACACAAAATGGTATATACGTTGAATTAAACAACAGTACTTTAAGTTTTGTAGAAAGAAGCTCAGTAACTGGATTAGTAACTGAAAGTATTGTAAATCAAGCTGCTTGGAATGTAGATACTTTAGATGGTAATGGTCCATCAGGAATTACATTAGACATAACTAAAGCTCAGATTCTATTTATGGATATTGAGTGGCTAGGCGAAGGTACTGTACGATTAGGCTTTGTTATAGAGGGTAACTTTGTACTTTGTCATAGATTTAATCATGCTAATTATATTACCTCTACTTATATTACTACAGCTTCATTACCGCTTAGATATGAGATTTCAAATCTAGGCACAACAACTAGTCCAAGTACATTAAAACAAGTATGTTCTAGTGTTATATCTGAAGGAGGGTATGAACTTAGAGGAGCGCAACAAGCAATAGGTACTCCAATTACAGCACCAATAACTTTTGCAGCAGCAGGAACTTATTATCCAATTAGTGCTCTTAGATTAAAAACTACTGCCTTAGATGCCGTAGTTATTATTACTGCTGCATCTATATTAGGATTGGGTAATGGTAAAAATTATGCTTGGAGAATTGTACAAAATGCTACTGTAGCAGGAGGATCATGGTTAACCACTGGTGTAGATTCTGCTGTAGAGTACAATCTTACGGGAACATCTTCTACAGGAGGTAGAGTATTAGCACAAGGATATGTTAATTCATCTAATCAAGCATCTCCTAGCATCAATATATTAAAAGAAGCAGTATTTACTACTCAACTAGAAAGAAATAGTTTTACGTCAACTCCTTATGAGCTAGTAATTGAAATGGCAATAGATACAATAGGAGGAGTTTTAGGAGCATATGTTTCAATAGATTGGGAAGAAATAAGCAGATAAAAATTAAACAATGAGTACACAAATTTCAATATCTGGTGCGTTATCTAGTAATTTAGTGTACGTACAAACAAAAGAAAGTAATATTATTACTGGACTACTCCCTACATCATTAATTGCAACTGGGATTGGATCTGGAATTGGTAGTCTTACAATACTTAAAGATACATTACAGGTAGGAAGTACGTATAGATTTATAATGGGTGGTATAGCTGATGTAAGCAATGTAGCAGGACAGAACATCAAGTTTGATATAGGATTATCAACACAGTCTTTTGCACAACTTAGCTATCCATCCCCTGCATCTAATAACGGTAATGCTTTTCAACTTGAGTGTACATTTACTGTTAAAACTACAGGAGTAGCAGGTGTGGCTGGGATAATGGGAACTATATTATTTAGTTCCATGAATATTAGTGTAGGTACATCACCATCACAATCAGGTACATCTTTTAGTATAGGTACTACATTCGATACTACTGTAAATAATACATTATTTATAAATGGCTATTTCTCAACTGCACTAGTTACAAACAAAATGGTTAGTAATATTCTTACCCTTGAAAAACTTAAATAACTGTTAGATATGCTAGAGAAACCATTGCAAGGGGTAATTAGTACATCTGGTACAAATGTACTTACTGCACCATCTAATTCTACTATTAAACTCTTGGTATTTACTGTAAACAACTCTATAGCATATACATTTACTGTATCTAAGTATAGCAAAGCCACTAATAAGACTGTAGTAATTTATTCTGTTAATTTATCTGCAGGAGATACATTAATCGATGAAAGAAGTTATATTCTTAATCCAGGTGATTATATCACATTTACATCATCAGTTTCAGGTACTACATATGAATTAACTTACTTCTTATATGGAACTACTTGATAACAATGGCAATATATTTGGCATACCTGGAGTTACAGTAATAGGTATAGACGGTAAACCTAAAACACTAACAACAGGGGGACCTCCATCTGGCCCTGCAGGTGGGGATCTATCAGGTACTTATCCCAATCCAGTTGTAGTATGGACTAATGGTTCTTCAACTTACGCATTACTCTTTTATCCTTTATCATCAAATCCTGCTGGATATATAGATATAACTGCACTAGCTCCTTATTTAACTTCTGCAACTGCAGCTGCTACGTATGTGCCAATTGCAGGTGGGTCAATGACTGGGTACCTTACATTAAATGCTGACCCTACTACAGCTTTACACGCAGCAACAAAGCAATATGTAGATAACTTATCAGGAGGCATTAACTTCCATGCTCCTTGTCACGTTGCTACCACAGGAAACCTGTCAGCAACATATCTGAATGGTGTATCAGGAGTTGGTGCTACATTGACTTCTACTATAAACATAGCATTAGTAATAGATACTCATACTTTATCAGTTGGAGATAGAGTGCTAGTGTGGCAGCAAACAGCAGGTCTTGAGAATGGTATTTACTCAGTAACAGATGCGGGATCAGCATCTACTCCTTGGATATTAACTAGAGCTACAGATGCAGATAACTCTCCTACAGGTGAATTACAGAATGGTGACTTTACTTTTATACAAGTAGGGGCAACTTATGGAGGATATGGTTTTATCCTAAATACTACAGGAGCAATTACTGTAGGTGTAACAGCTATCAACTATGTTCAGTTTAATGCTGCCCAAGTTGTAGCAGCAGGATATGGGCTTCAGGAACTTACTCCTAATGTTCTTTCTGTAGATACGTCTTTGATAGCTACAGTAGCAAGTTTAGCGTCATATCTTACAACAGCATCTGCCGCAGCTACTTATTACCCACTTACTAACCCTGCAGGATATATTGATATTTCAGCTCTTGCTGGATATCTTACTGCAGCTACAGCAGCAGCTACTTATTATCCTTTAACAAACCCTTCAGGATACATTACATCTGCAGCATTAGCCCCATATCTGACTTCTGCTTTAGCAGCTTCTACTTATGTACCACTAACTAGAAACATTACTATTAATGGTACTACACAAGATTTATCTGCTAATAGAACTTGGACTGTTACAGCACCAGACCCAGCAGGATGGACAACAATCGTAAAGAGTGCAAACCAAGATGTGACGAATAACGCTACTTTTCAAGACGATACAGAACTCCAATTCTCTGTTGTGGCAGGAGGTCACTATATGATTGAAATGAATGTATGTTGGTCAGGAAACAACGCAACGGGTGACTACAAAATGGCTATTGCTGTGAGTGCAGGAACGATGAAAGGTTATGGGTTATCACTTGCATCCGATACAACGGCAATGAAAACGCTTTCAACGGTTGCTGGTGGTAGCATATCAACTCAGACAACGTATAACCTTGTGGCTACAGATATAGATTTTTTAATGACTTCCAAGATCTATTTCAATTTTATAGCATCAGCAAATGCAACTTGTAAATATCAGTTTGCAAACGTTACAGCAGGAGCAGGGCGTACATCACGCACTTGGAAAGGTTCAATAATGAGATATAAAAGAATAGATTAATCAACTTTTTTTTGTATATTAAGTATATATACGTATTTTTTATAATTAATAGACAATGAAAGCAACTCTTATTAAAGTATACGGATCATTAATACTACCAGTGATTGTATTCTTTGCTCCAATATATGTAATGGTATTTCTAGTGGGTCTAGCTACTTTAGTTGATACAGCATTTGGTATTTGGAAAGCTAAGTCATTAGGTGAAGTTTGTGATTCTAAAAAGTGCCGCAAGGGACTAGTACCAAAGATAAGATCATATGTTGGAATAGTGCTGCTTCTATTTGTTGCTGATTACTATATAGTAAATGAACTTACTAAGCTTTTTATTGATATTGATTTTGTATCCACAAAACTTGTATCTTTAGGGCTCATAGTTATTGAAGTTAAGTCAATGGATGAGTCATTTGAGAAAGTAAAAGGATACTCATTCATAGGTAAGCTTTACGATAACTTGAGAAATATCAAGAAAGTAAAAGATGACATGCAACCATGAAGCTTAATTGGGAAAAAGTAATAATAGCAATAATCTCCTGGATCATAGGTACAGCAATCTTAATTGTGTTGCTTAACTCTTGTTCTATTGAGCACCACTTATCTAAGGCACAGAAGCATATTGATATAGCCAAAAGAAAAGGTGCAGTAATCAAACCTGATACTGTATGGCAGTATAGCTATACAAAAGAAGTTGTATTTGATACAGTAACAAATACCTATAAAGAGATCTTAAAGAAAGATAGTAGCTTTCAAACTATTAATAATGTGATAGCTCCAGGAATGTCGCGTCAAGAAAGATTAGCATTGGAAGATTATTACAAACATCTTGAAAAAATGATGAAGCTTCAGAATGATTCTTTAGGTAAACAGCTTAAAGCATATATAAAAGCAAATCGTCAAGAAAATAAAACAGAAAGAGTTATTACACGCATAGAGAATCGTCAACCATGGGTATGGGTTATTTTAGCATCTATTATATGCGTTATATTAATATTAATTAGAAGTATATTGAAGCATTATGGCTTATGAATTTTTAAAATTAGAAAGGGCTCCCAGAATCCTTGTTGAAGCAGTAAAGATGATGGGTACAAAAGAGATTGTTGGTAAAGAGCATAATCCTGAAATTTTAAGATGGGCTCAAGTACTTGGTCTTCAAAAATTTTATAATGCAGATGAGATTCCATGGTGTGGTCTTGCAATGGCATATGCTGCTAAAATGGCTAACCTTGAATATCCATCACAACCATTATGGGCACTGAACTGGGCAAATTTTGGTACGCAAGTAACAGAACCTATGCTTGGCGATATTCTTACTTTTAAAAGAGATGGTGGTGGTCATGTAGGTATTTACGTAGGTGAAGATGATGAATGTTATCACGTATTAGGAGGCAATCAGAGTAACGCGATGAATGTTACTCGCATACTTAAATCAAGATTGCATAAAGCAAGAAGAACAAAATGGAAAGTAGCTCAGCCTGTTAACGTAAGAAAAATACAACTTACAGCAAAGGGTAAAATAAGTACAAATGAAGCTTAAGATTATGAAATTTAGAAATAACTGGACAGTACGTAATAAACAATGGGATAAATTTGAATTACGTTTTAGATTAGGAAAGATAGATGTATTTGCTATTGAAGTAGATATATCACGTTCATTCTACATGCTTACATTGTTAAACTTTAGTATTAAAAACAGATAATATGAAATCAACTAAAAAAACAATAACTACTACAGGTAACAAACGACTCTATCAAATGGGTCCTATTGATGCTACAAAGCTTATTGCTTATCCTACCTCTTCTATTTGCATGCTCGAGGGTAATGCATCCCTTATGAAAAAGAAAGGCAAAAATAAATAACCAACAACACATGTTAGCACAAAGGCTCCTTATATAGGGGCCTTTTTTATTTAAACATATATTAGTTAACTATTTTTTATTATATTTGTATATACTAAATAATATATATTATGTCAGAAGCAGAAAACCAACAAGAACTGACAGCAGAACAAATCGCTGAGTACAGAAAGACATCTATGGCTTTTTACAAGGATCGTATATCCTTTATGAAAGTACAGTTGGAGTACGAGCGCTTATCTGCTGAAATTGATGAAGCTAAGCTAAAAGGATTAATGGCTAGGCTTAAAATGGCACATATAACTGCGCCACCACAAGAAGAAGCTGAAGAAGAGTCTGAAAAATCTGAGTAAAAATGGCAAAAGCAAATTTGGTTCAAAAGCGAATCAGAATGAGCAAAAGAGATATTATTAAGTATCAGCTTATGTCTCATTCTTTTATTAACTCTATATCATATAGTGATGCTGAATTAAATTGCTTGACTCTATTAGGTGTATGTGGAGAAACTGATCTATCAGAATTCTGTAATTACACTGTTGACGAAAATATCTTTAAGGTGTCTCAAACCGCACGTAACTTTCTTACAAAAGCAGAAAAAATGAATCTGATTGACAAGAATGGTACTAGTAAAAAGAAGGTAAAACTTAAGGATGATCTTCAGATACAAACATCAGGCAACATAGTACTGGATTACAAAATTGTTTATCTTGATACCCAAGAGTCATAAGATATTTATAGAACCTACAGCAGAAGAAACTGGTTTCAATAAGATTCTTGTTACAGATGTTGTAGGTTTCTATTATAGCGAATTAAGACGATTACTAAGTGAGATTGATTCTATATCTATTAAAATAGATAAATTAGGTACATTTAAAGTAAAACCAAAAGAAGTAAGACGCTTACGCGCGAGATTGTCTACTCACTTAAATGCACTTAAGGACCCTGAGACATTTAATCAAATGCGTATTAAAAAAGATCTGGAAGATAGGTTGAAAAATATTGAGCGCATTAGTAAAATGATTAAAGAAGAAAGTGAACGTAAGAAACAAATAAAACAAAAACGTAATGAACAGGATCAAGGAAATCTGGAAAAACAGGAAACTGATATTTGAAGGAGTCTGGAATACTATCTTTAGAAAGCGCTATATTGAAAAAATAGCAAACGAAAGATTAGCTATCTGTTTTGATTGCGAAGGTTTAGATGAAGAAGGATTAGATTGTGCAGTTGCTGGCACACAGCCCTGTTGTAAAGCATGTGGTTGTTCACTAGCCTATAAAACAAGATCATTATCTTCATCATGTCCATATGAGCATTGGGTAGCAGTAGAAAAAGATGATGAAGAATATGAAGATGAAAATTAATTATTATGTGGGCAACATACGAATATAACGAAGATAATGAGGACAATGCATATCACATTGTTCCTTTAGATGATGATAACATGCATATATTAAGTAGAGCATGTGACTGTAGACCTCAAGCCAGCGCAGTAGATGAAATCTCTACATTGATAATTCATAACTCCTTTGACGGTAGAGAAGCATATGAAGAAGCAATGGCTATTATTAACCCTCCAGAAGATTAACATATGGCAATTCAATTCACAGCATCAGATCACAAATACCAAAGCATAGACCAAAACGAAAATATAGAATGGATAAGCGTAACAAGCTTAATCAGCTTACTTAAAAAACCATTTGATAAAGAAGCAACAGCTCTTAAAGCTTCTAAAAATAAACGATCAAAGTGGTTTGGTCTTACACCAGAAGAGATAATATCTATATGGGATAAAAGTAATACAGTAGCTATAGATTTAGGTACTTGGTATCATAACCAAAGAGAAGAAGATATAGTATCATGTGATACTATCGGTAGATCAGGAAAAAATATAACTATTGTTAGACCTATTGAACAAGATGGAGTAAAACTTGCTCCAGATCAAAATCTTGTAGAAGGAATTTACCCTGAACATATGGTATATTTAAAGTCTGCAGGCATCTGTGGTCAAGCAGATAGAGTGGAGGTAATTGGTGATACTATCGATCTTTATGACTACAAAACCAACAAAGAGATAAAGCTTAATGCATATACTAACTGGGAGGGTGTAACAGAAAAAATGCTATTGCCAATTAACCATTTAGATGATTGCAACTATACTCATTACTCCTTACAGCTGTCTATTTATATGTATATCATGCTTAAGCATAATCCTAATCTAAAACCAGGTAAGATTGTATTAGAGCATATTATTTTTAAAAAAGAAGGTGAAGATAAATATGGTAATCCTATTTACGCAAAAGATCAAGATGGTAATTTTGTTGTGGATAAGATAGTTCCTTATAACTTACCTTATCTAAAAAAAGAAGTGATAAATATTATAAAGCATATCCAGAATAACCCAGATTTTAAAAAGACAAAGAAATGACAATAAAACTGTTTGATCTAGAAAATGGAGTTATCAAAGCAACAGAGCACTGTTATACAATTAACTGGCTGCATGATATAATGGTTAACTATCCTGACAATCACCTTAAGATATATGCTTATATCTTTTATATGACATGTCCTAACCCAGAACTTAATCCATTCTTTAACATGCCTGAAGATGATAAAGAGGATTTAATTGTAGAGTCAATTGGTCTGGATGTATCAACAGATGATCAGCTAATTGTAAAAGCAATTGAAAAATGTACTATATTGTATACAACACCTACATTACGTGCATATAATGGTATTGCAAAGATGTTGGATAACTTAAGTTACTATATGGAGACAGCAAATATCACAGCTGGTAGAGATGGAAATATTAACTCTCTTATTGCTGCAGCCAAAAACTTTCAGGCAATTAGAGAATCATTCAAAGGTGTTCTTAAAGATCTTGAAGCAGAACAGAGTAAAACATCAGTACGTGGAGGTCAAAATCTAGGATATGATCAGCTATAATGATCCAGAATATGTAATTCCTACATGGAATAATGGTGTATGGGAAACATCTTCTTTTGATACAAGAGAAGACTTTATAGAATTTCTCACTTCGTTATTTAAAGAACCTGGCTTATATGAATTTGATGAAACATCATTTGCTTTTAATGAACAGGCACGCAAATTCAAAGAACAGGGTGAGGTTTACTGTATGGCTCCTTATATGAGCAAAGACTTCATCTCTTACTGGGATAATGAAAAAGAAAAATGTCGTAAAGGAGTAATATTTAAAAATGGAGACAAAACATGGTATCTACCACGTGACTACTACATGTGGCTTAACTTCCTTCCAATATATGATAAGGAGAAAAAGAACTTTGACTTCGCAGGTGTGCGTGATGCACAATATCACATGGCACTTTATGAGTGCCTCGCAGAATTAAACTATAAGCACTGCAGTATACTTAAGAAACGTCAGATAGCTTCCTCATATTATCATATGGGTAAGTTCATTAATCAGATATGGTTTGAACGAGGTGTAATACTTAAGTTAGGCGCATCACTTAAAGATTATATTGGCTTAGAAGGATCCTGGAAGTTTCTAGATGAGTATCGCGCATTCTTAAATTCTAAGACAGCATGGTATCGTCCTATGAATCCAGGTAAGGTACTTACATGGCAGCAAAAGATTGAAGTAACTGAAAATGGTCGTAAGCAAGAGAAAGGACTTAAAGGAATGCTTCAAGGTATGTCTTTTGAGCAATCTGACACAAAAGGCGTCGGTGGACCTTGTTCTTACTTCTTCTATGAAGAAGCAGGTATTGCTCCTACAATGAACAAAACCTTTGAATACTTACGACCTGCAATGCAATCAGGCAGTATAACTACAGGATTATTTATTGCTGCAGGATCTGTGGGTGATTTATCACAGTGTAAACCATTAGAGGATTTTACAATGAATCCAGACGCTAATGGTATGTATGGCGTAGAAACAGATCTTATAGATGAAACAGGAGTTAGAGGTAGAACAGCTCTTTTTATTCCTGAGCATTGGTCTATGCCTCCATATATTGATAAGTACGGTAATTCACTTATAAAAGAATCATTAGAAGCAATTGAGCTAATACGAGAAGAGTGGAAAAGAAATCTTTCACCTGAGATCTACAGATTACGTATATCTCAGCACCCTATCAATATAAAAGAAGCTTTTGCTTTTCGTGATGAATCAGTATTCCCACTTTTACTTATAGGAGCTCAAAAAAAACGTATTGAAGATAAAGAGTTTCCTTATGAGCATATTGAGCTGGAAAGGATGATGAATGGGGATATCAATGCCAAGCAATCAAGAAGGCTTCCAATTATGCAGTTTCCCGTAGATAAGAAGCTTGAAGATAAACGTGGAGTACTTATTGTATATGAAAGACCTGTTCCTGATTCTAAATGGGGTACATATTACGCATCTGTTGACCCTGTAGGTGAAGGTAAGACAACTACATCAGAATCGCTTTGCTCTATACATGTATACAAAAATCCTGTAGAGGTAACCAGAATTACAGATAGAGGAGTAGAAAATCTTGCAGAAGGAGATAAAATAGTAGCATCATGGTGTGGTAGGTATGATGATCTTACTAAAACACATGAGCAACTAGAGCTCATCATTGAGTGGTATAATGCTTGGACAATTGTAGAAAACAACGTATCACTCTTTATTCAGTATATGATTGAAAGAAGAAAACAAAAATATTTAGTACCTAAAAATCAGATTGTTTTTCTTAAAGATCTAGGTGCTAATAAGTCTGTTTATTCTGATTATGGCTGGAAGAATACAGGTACTATATTTAAAACACATCTTCTCAGCTACTTAATTGGTTGGCTTACAGAAGAAATCAATCAGGAAACTGATGAAGATGGTACTGTTATTTCTACTACATATGGTGTAGAAAGAATAACAGATTACATGTCATTAGTAGAAATGGAACAATACAGACCAGGTACTAACGTGGATAGACTTGTTTCACTAGCTGCTTTGATTGCGTTTGCTAAAGTACAGCAATCAAATAGAGGATATAGTAAAAGAGTTGACGATGTAAGAACTAAAAACTTGCAAATCTCAGATAATTTATATAAATTAAATAGTACCCCTTTTCGACATATGGGTAATCGAAAGGGAGGTTCAAGTGGAAGTAGATTACCTAGATTACCATATAGAAAACTTAGATAATGGAAATTTTAAACGCGCTCCAACTTAAAAAGGGCAAAAGAGCTGAATATAACCGTTTAGGTAATATCACTCAGCCTCTTCAATTCTTACCTGCAAAAGATAAGGATGATGATTGGACAGCATGGAATATGGACTGGCTAGAATGGCAAGGTTTAAAACATATTCGTAGAAATGCTAGAAGGTTGATGAAGAACTATAAGTTGGCCAAAGGTATCATTGATAAAACTGATTATCTAATAGAAGAAGATAATGAGTATAGAGATATCGTAGATACATTGGCAAGAGACTATCCTTCTGCATTAGAACTTAAATTTTATCCAATTATTCCTAATGTCATTAAGGTACTTACAGCAGAGTTTGCTAAAAGAAATACACGTGTAAACTTTAGAGCTGTTGATGAGTACACTTATAATGAAATTATGGAAGCTAAAAGAGCTGACATAGAAGAAGCATTAGTAAAAGAAGCAGAACAGAAATTAGCTGCTAAATTTATTGAAATGGGTGCTGATCCTAATGATCCAGAGATTAAAAAGGCTATGTCACCTGAAGCTATTAAGTCACTTCCTGAAATTGAAAAGTTTTACGCTAAAGATTATATCAGTCTTTGTGAAGAATGGGCATCTAAACAACATCTTATTGATGAGGAAAGATTTAAGCTGGATGAATTAGAAGAACGCGCTTTTGAAGATGCTCTTATAACAGATAGAGAATTCTGGCATTTCCAAATGCTTGAGGATGATTATAATCTTGAGTTATGGAATCCCGTACTTACATTCTACCATAAATCTCCTGATGTACGTTATATATCTCAAGGTAATTGGGTAGGTAAAATAGAAATGCTTACTGCATCAGACATAATTGATAAATACGGATGGATAATGTCTGAAGAGCAACTTGAATCTATTGAGGCAATCTATCCTGTAAGATCTGCTGGTTATCCTATCCAGGGATATCAAAATGATGGTACTTACTATGATGCTACAAGATCTCATGAGTGGAACGTAAACAGACCTTCTTTAGAGTATCGTCAGTTTACTTCTATGTATGATAACTTTGTTTATAATGGAGGAGATATCATTAACTGGATTATGGGTGAGTCAGAAGACTACTATGACATGGGTACTGCGCACATGCTTCGTGTAACTACAGCATATTGGAAATCTCAACGTAAGATAGGACATCTTACTAAGATAGATGAAGATGGTTCAGTTATAAATAAGATAGTAGATGAGCATTATAAAATTGTAGATAAACCTATGTATGATACTACTTTCTTTAAGAATAAGTCCAAGGATAATCTATTATTTGGTGAGCATATTGACTGGATATGGATTAATCAGGTATGGGGTGGTGTTAAAATAGGTCCTAACATGCCATCATGGTGGGGAATGCAAAACCCTGGAGGTATCAATCCTATGTATCTTGGTATCATGCAGAACAGGATTAAGCCTATGAAATTTCAGTTTAAAGGTGATAACACATTATATGGATGTAAACTCCCTGTAGAGGGTCGAGTATTTTCTGATAGAAATACAAAATCTGTATCCCTTGTAGATTTAATGAAACCATTCCAGATTTCATATAACATGGTGAACAATCAGATATCTGATATCCTTGTTGATGAAATTGGATCTGTAATTATGCTAGATCAGAATACATTACCACAACATTCATTAGGTGAAGACTGGGGTAAGGGTAACCTTGCTAAAGCATATGTTGCAATGAAAGATTTTGGTATGTTACCATTAGATACTTCAATTACTAATACTGAGAATGCTCTTAACTTCCAACATTTCCAGGTTCTTAACCTAGAGCAAACCCAACGTATGCTTTCTCGTATTCAGTTAGCTAACTTCTTTAAGCAACAAGCATTTGAAGTAATAGGTATTACACCACAACGTCTAGGGCAACAATTAGGTCAGACAAATACTGCCACAGGTATTGAACAAGCTATTGCAGGATCTTATGCACAGACAGAACAGTACTTTACTCAGCACTCTGATCATCTAATGCCACGTGTGCATCAGATGCGTACAGACTTAGCACAGTATTATGCTTCTACTAAACCATCTATTAGAATGCAGGTAAGTACATCCAATGATGAGCGCATCAACTTTGAAATAAATGGTACAGATCTTTTAATGCGTGATCTTAATGTATTCTGTTCTACTAAGGCTAACCATAGAACAATTATTGAGCAGATGAAGCAACTTGCTATATCTAACAATACATCTGGTGCTTCTATTTATGATTTAGGACATATCCTACAGACTGACTCTATGGGTCACCTAAATAATATTCTAAAAGATATTGAATCTAAACAGAAACGGCAGAAACAAGAAGAATATGCTCAAGCTGAAAAAATGAAACAGATGGAACTTGAAGCCGCTGCTCAAGAAAAAGCAAATGAAAGAGAGTTTGAACAAATGGAAGCTGAGAAGAACAGAAGAAAAGATCTTCTTGTAGCTGAAATTAAAGCATCTGGGTATGGTGCTATGCAAGATGTTAATCAAAATCTACAATCTGATTTTGTTGATCAAATGGAATCTATGCGTAAAACTGCTGAATATCAGGAGACTATGAACATGGATAGAGAAAAAGAAATTAATAAGAATAATCAGTTTGCTCAAAAGATGCAGATGGAAAAAGAAAAAATGAACCATCAAACAAACATTAAGCAAATGGAAATGGATATAGCTAGAGAAAATAAAAATCGATTTGACGTAAAACCTAAAAAACCTACTGAAAAAAAGAATAAAAAATCATAGCTATATAATGAGAAACTTTTAAATATATAATCACTTTACCTTAAATATATAAAAGTTAACTCGTTAAATTTGCTTATATTAATAGTAAGTCAATAATTAAAACCAACAAAAAATGGCTGATGAAAAAACAAATGTCCAGGAAGTAGAATTTGACAACCTGGAAGAGTTGTTAGGAGTAGGAAGTGAAAGTATTATGGTTGCTTCAGGATCTACAACAGTAGATGATAATAAGAAACCAGGTATCTTTTCGCAGACTACAACTGACACTACGTTCCTTGACAAACCAATTGTAAATGATCCACCTGCTGCCTCAGCAAGTACAAGTACAGAAGGTACACCATCTGCAACTCCATCAATTGAAGATACTTCACTAGAAGGCCTGAGTCAATTGATTGAAGAAAGTTTTTCAGATGAAAATCAGAAAAATGTAGGGGGTCGTCCTACTCTTACTAAAGACGTTATGATTGAAACAGCAAACAAACTTATTGAAAAAGGTTTGTTGTTTCCTTTTGATGACGGAAAGAAGTTGGAAGATTATTCTCAGGCAGATTGGGAAGAGCTTCTTGAAGCAAACTTTAATGAAA